ATAAACCGTAACATTTGATTTAATGCCTTGTCCCTGTGTTTTGACTCTACGGAAATACATCGCCATGATTAGGGCGTCTAAATAGTCAGGAGAATGACCCAAAATAATCTTCATCACTTCCTTCTTGATAATGCCAAGTCTACCAGTATCACGGTCTATGTAAGCCTGTTTCAAAGCTCCGAGTTCGTCCATAATGTTCACCCTCTGGTCGGGAGTACATATAATCCTTATTGCACGCTTATTGATAAGCTCCGCAAGTTTAAACGCACACTCACTCTTCAGGCAATCATAACGTGGGTCCATAGGAGGCGAACCGCCATGAAATTCTTTGATACCCTCAAGATAAGATTCCAGAAAAGAACCCATACCGTCAGCATCGACAATAGTAAGAGAGCGTGGAATAGAATCACGTATCATGAGGTTTTTCAATTGCGTTTCTACTTCCTTTCCTGGAGAATATGTCATGTCTACAGGAATTCTGAAAACATTACCTATCGAAGAGGTACACACAAAACGGTCGTGCCCTTTTCCTGCAATATCGGCAGAGCAACTATGTGCACCCACTTCTGGCACATGCTCGTTGTGAAATAAGTCGCTTATAGCATCGAAATCACACAGTGTTGCAGGGTCATCATCGTATTCAAAATTTCCAAAATATAGGCGCTGTACCGTGACGGGGTCGGCTTGCAGGAGGTTATCAAGATAAGCCTTCTCTAAATGAGGATTATCCGTAGGAAGTGATTTTATGAATTTCCTCGTCTTACGGATTGTTCCCTCCTTGTCGGGCTTTACAAATTCATTGTATATCCAATTTCGCTTAGGATTACAAGTATACAAAGACTTTGGAATTGTATGCCACACTGTCCCGTCAGGATTCTTTCCCCTAAGAAGAGAAAATCGGCCACGAAGGACAGATACAGCCTTTTCACAAATTTGTTGAGCCTCATCAAGAAAAGCATCTGTGATTTCAAGAGAGCCAATACGATCAAACTCTGGGTCTGATGGTTTCAACTTGAGGTCGAAAAAAAAGATTTGACTACCATTTGCGAAGTTGGCAATCATATCAGTTTTGTTATAGGTAACATAATCACGAAGTCCCAGCATCTTGAGAACCTTAAAAAAGGTAACAAGCGTCGTAGTCTTTAATCGCACAGATTCTTCACGAGCTATCAGTCCTACACTGCCAGCCATCGACACCCTTCTAAGAATCTGCCAAAGACAGCCGAGAAAACTTTTTCCACCACGTGCGCCACCTCCGAACATCACCTCGTTCGTGGTGGTGTCATCCGCAGACAAGTACTTCATTGCGAGTGCTTGTTTTCTGAAAAGCTTTACCGTTACTGAATCTTGTGCCATTAAAAATATACTAAAAAGCCGAGCTTCGCGCATGCGCGCACGAGAAAGAACTATACGCTTAGTGTGGTACTGAACAGATACTATGTCAAAATCGTAAATTTGTTCGTGCCCCCGCTACTTATTCTTCTTCCGTTGTATTTCTTTTTATTCGCTGAAAAGCAAACCCCTCCTTAGGAATGAGCGTTAAGTCCAATATCTCCAGTAGCTTTTCTACATGCTCTATGTTTAATCCCCTCTTTCCTGTAAGGTAAGAAGATAAGCTGTGCATGTTAACCTCAGCGCTTGCAGCAATTTTGTTCAACGGCTGCTCCAACTCATTGATTCTCAACCTAATCTTCTGTCTCATCAATGTGTATCTTGCCTCTGGATCAACATTTGCCACTTCCACTTTAATAGAATCTGACTTTGCTGGTCTGTAGTCCTTAGGACGAATTGTGAGCCCCAAATACATCATTAGCTTTTCTACATCATCAATAGGACAGCCACGCTTTCCTGTTAGGAATGTCGAAAAGTTCTGCTGAACCAGTCCGAGGTCTTCACATATTACTTTCTTTGAGATGCCCAGTTCTTTTATTCGAAGGGCAATCTTTTCTCTAATTGGTGTCATGTCTTTATTCTGTTTTATTTTCTTGTTTAATATCAAAATGTCGTAAGAGAATATCTACTTCGTTGTCAATAATGGCGTCGTCTCTTGCTCCTATTACTTGCTTTGAAACTTCCCTCTCCTGTTCTATGATTTCGTTGATATCCTCGTCAATAGTGTTTCTTCCTATGAGGTAATAGCAGTTCACAGCATTCTTCTGTCCATTGCGGTGAGCTCTTGCTTCTGATTGTTCACAGTCAGAACACGTCCACGGGAGTTCAAGGAAGAGTTCGTGAGAGGCGGCGGTGAGCGTTACGCCACATCCTCCACTTCTGTAGTTTACAACAATGAGCCGACAGGAGGGGTTATTCTGAAAAGAATCTATGGCTCTCTGTTTCTCTTTAGCAGAGTCAGACCCTGTTACAGTAACAAGAGATGGGAAATGCTTCCTTAGTTCCGTAACAACTTCTTTGTGGAATACAAATACTATGAGTTTTTGCCCTCCGTCTATAATGTCATGAATAAACGGGATAGCTACTCTCATCTTACCAATAGCAGAGAGGCGACGGAGATAAGATATTCTTACCATCATTTCGCCTCGCATAGACTTCTTGATTTTCTTGTTCGATAACCTTGCGTACTCTTTGAGGAAGCGCACTAAATTCTCTTCTGCAAGAGAGTATTCTTTGCGATTTGATATATCAACTGGAATATATTGCCTCATCTTTTCTGGTAGGTCTTTCAATACAAGCGACTTATCACGTCTAAAGAAACACGTATTCCATAGCTTAACGTTCAATTCAGCGTTATTACTTGACCCAGAAGCGCCTTGGCAGTAGCGTCTACGAAATTTAGCAACGCCACCAAAATCGTCCATTCTACGCATTATCTTTAACTGCTGAATAAGGTCTGCATTACCGAGAACAACTGGTGTTCCGCTGAGCATGAAGATGTATTCCGGGGTTTGGCAAATCTTTTCCAAATACTTTGCATACTGGCAATCAGGAGATTTTGTGTGATGACACTCATCTATAATTACCGTATTGAACATTCTTACATGAGGTTCAACAACAATATTCTTCATCGTATGGGAATTATTGACCACACGCGATATGAAATACTTCTTGATGCTCTCATAGTTCACAATAACAACGGAATAACTACCTGCTTCAACATAACGCCACCAATCGTGTCTATGCTCGTCATCTATGACAAGGCAGTTTTTCTTCGTCCATTTCTCAAATTCCCTCTTCCATGTTTCTTTCATCGCCAGTGGGCAGGCAACCAGTACTGGATATGATTTTGCCAGCCAGCAGGAGCCTACAGCCTGAAGGGTCTTTCCAAGTCCCATATCATCGCAAAAGAATGTACGCTTCTTCTCTAAAGCATAGCGCATTCCCTTTATCTGATAATCGTAGGGCTTAAAAGGAATACCATCGGGCATGTCCATGAGTGGCATCCTGTCAGCAAAGCTATGATGAATACCATCGCCACCCTCCATCTCTATTACTTCTGATGCCAAATATCTCTTTACACAGAAAGAACCGAAATCTCTGACAAACGACAGGAGTTGCTTATCGCATACCCATAAGCCTTCTTTTTCGGAAAACACCATTCCTGGTATCTTACGAATATAGAGAGAAAGCAAAGGAGTCATCTCCATGCTCACACAGATATCTTCAGTTCTTTTGATAATATATATCGGCAACATTATTCGTTTCTTTCTGGTTCGTCCACTTTAAACTCTTGTGGAGTCTCCAAGTCATCGGTAATGAGATTAATAACTTTAGGAAATAATGGTTGACCATCACCTGTCAGCTCCTTTCGTTCGGTAAACCCTTCGTTCTTACCAAGAGTTGAAAGGATATACCGCACCATCTGACCGTCAGGTCGTTCTATCCACCCAAGAAGTTGTCCGTTAACTCCAATCTTAGGAATTCCTACAGTAAGAGCACGAGCAGCATCAAGAGCTTGATCGAAAAGACGCATTTTACAGTCGTTGACAACCTCCTTGAAATCGGGATCCTCTTTACACCAGTTATAAACTGTTTGTCTTGTTACACCAAAGGCATCGGCTATTCGGGAATAGTTTCCGTGACAAGCCTCAGCCGCTTCTCTGAATTTCTTTAGTTCTGGCAACATATTTTTAACCAAAAAGATTGCCTTGAACAGGTGGCTTGCGTGTACCAGGATTACGAGCTATCATGTTGGCAAACCACCAGTTCCGGCACGTATTAAAATATTTGTTACGAGACTGTGGGAGGCTCCAATCTATGAAACGTTCACTGATTTCCATTCTCCTTGCATTGATAATACGACAGCGTATAAATTCATTGTCTACTTCTAAGACTTCTCCACAGCTATATCTGAACGCAAGGTGCAGGTTTTTTCTCCAGTCGAAGTTAAGATCAACACCACACAAGTAATAGTACGGTGCATCTTTCAACTCGAGATTCCAAACCTTTTTCATAAATGGATAAACTCTCCTGTCATTACTACCAAGGAGAGACTTCATACAGTGCTGGCTTAGGTCTACACCACTTACATAGCGCAACCAAAGAATCTTATAAATACCTTTAAATTCTACGAATTCAATTTTTACCATTTTTAGTTTCTTTTTCGTTGATTAGTTATAATCTTATTTGCACCTACAAAGATACAAAAAAATTATCATTTTTGCAACATTTTAGCCATCTGTTTTAATCATATTTGCAACCTCTCAAAGCCTACGTTTACTTGATGTTTCCGTTCTCGTCTTCAAAGCCGAAAGCCCTGAGTGCATCATGCTGTCTTCCATACCTCTGTTTATTCGGAAGCTGCATGTTAAACTCATATTGTAAAGCTTTGATATACATCTCGCGAGGCAGCTCTTTTATCTTCTCACATCCAAATCCGAAATAACCGGACTTTTTGTATGACATGAACGGCTTTAAGCCGAAACGCTCCGGAAGAGCCTGTAGCTGTTCCTCGGTGAGATACTTCTGAAAAAACCACTGTCCCTGTGAGATTACAGCCGTCAACCCCTTGTCATCAAGGAACATAACGCTCATTGCATCATCTGTGGTGTTTCGCTTCGCATTCATTGTCTTCTCTGCTACCTCACGCATACGACCACTGAAGAACACCTTACCTCCCATTTCACAGAACAGATTGAGACAGGCAAGAACACCATCTTCTCCCTCTTGACATGTTACAGAGTTAATGACTGCATCACAAATAACATACTGGAACTTACCCTTCTTCTTAACATAATCAAGAAATTTATCTATCATATCATGTCCCTTCTGAATAGATATTCCTACACGATTATGATTGAAGAATTCAAGCCCTATAGCATTGTAGTAATTATGCTGAATACGCACCTTATCAATACACATTGCTTTTCCGCAACCAAAGTCAAGAATCTTGGTATTCTTAGGTTCCTTCAGCAAGTACTTCACAACCTCACGATAAAGAATAGACCAGTCTATATCCTGATGACGAGGTGGTTGTGCTAAACCTTGTACGAATTCTGGTCGCTCCAGGTTGTCATAGCAGAAAACTCCGTAGTCCTTCTTGAAGTAATAGTCGAACACCTTACGCTTGCCAGCTTCAAGAACATAACAGTGAACTGGTATGTCAAGCTTTTGGCAGGCATAAATATAGTTGTTGCCAAATACGACCTCGCCTCCGCAGACAATAGCACATAGAGCGTCACCATATCGTAGAATCAAGCGACACATATCCTTTACAATAGACGGCTGATTGGCAGAATGAACATCAAACTTGTCATTGGCAACACCCGTATAGAATTTACCTTCTTCAAGTGTGTTATCGAGGCAGTGACCCAATTCGTCCGGCTCAAATTCAACTCCATTGTGGATAAGGTTAAATGACATCTCATCTTGCATTTTCACCCCATGAACAAAGAAGCATGGAGCCTCATCAATACCAACCTTATTAGCAGCTTTCGTCCGCTGGTGTCCAGCAACAATCGTCATATTATCCTTATTCACGATGATCGGGAGGATAAAACCCAATGTCTTGAGACTACCCTGCAACTCAACGAAAGCCTCATCGCTTAGCTTACGTGGGTTATAGTCCGCGGGGTGAATGTCCTTAAATTTAACGTACTCCATATTTGTTCAATTATTGATTTTCATTACCAAGATTATTTCTCGTCATAAGTTCTTTGATAAACCCAAAGTCTACACCGGCGCCATCGACATACTCCTCGTACAGTGCACGCAAAAGGTCATATTCCTCACGTGTTACAGGAACATTATACTTGCCGAAAGAGAGCATATCGATCTTACGTGGCTTACTGCCCTTTGTAAAAGCTATAGCAGTTGGGTCGTCGTCTGGATTGTAGAAAATAGCCTCGTCAAAACCCATTCCGACCAGTGCTACCTCGTCATAAATATTCTCGAGCATATCGTAATTATACTCGCCATACTCTTTGTTATCTTTCACTATAAGCTCTTTCTTCTGCTCTTCGCTAAGATTTTCCTCAAAATCAATGGGGATAATGGGGTTTTCACACCACTTTGTCCAGAATGAGATAATCTCTTCTTTTTCATGCTCTGACATAGCAGCGTATTCCTCATTTTCCTGCAATATTACTTTCCAAGAGAAAGGCTCCTTGCCCAATATCTCTTCCTGCAAGATTCTTGTTCGCTGATTGCCACACAAAACGACATATTCCTCGTCTGTTGTTATCAATTTGGCTTCAAACAGCATCTTCGGAAACAACATAACGCTGCACTGTAGCTTCTTTCTCGCATCCGGTGTTATCTTACGCGGATTGATAGGGTTAATATTTAATTCCCCAATGTTAATCTTCTTGATCATCGTCCTCTTGCTTTACTTTTTTAGATTTCTTTTTAGCCTTTATCTCTGCTTCTTCTGCTTTCGCAGCCTCTTCTGCTGCTTTCGCTGCCGCTCTTGCCTCTGTTACAGAACCGTCGGGGTCAAGAATATGCATGAGGAAACCATCAAGAGAGCCCTCATGTTCGTCTCTAAACTTCTCTGCCTCACGAGACAGCATATCAAATTCATTGTCTGTTATATAGAATTCTACGTAACCACACTTGAATTTCTTCAGCGTATTTTTGTTCTGTTCTAATCCTTGGTCGTTAATCTTATCACCGTAATCGTAAAGATCCCAAGAAACAGTTCCGAAGAAATCACTAATCAAGTCACGATCAAAGTGCTTTCTAAGTATCTCTGGGTCGTCCTCGCCAGCATGAAGATTATCCTTGACAAGAAGCTCTTTCTTGTCCTCGTCGGACCAGTCGTCCAGAGTTCTACAGGGAACAAGGGGATTTTCCTGCCATTTAAGCCAATGCTCAATCAATTTGCTTTGTTGCTCCTGGGTCATATCACGAAATATTGTCTGCTGAGCGAGAAAATCCTCAATGGTATCAGCATCCATCGTCATGATGTTTCTA